CCCAAACTCCCGCACCCCAACCAGTGCCAAAGACCGAACTATTTAAAGCGGTTCCAATTTGATAAGTACCAACAACACTGCCACCACCGTTGCCTGTGTCGCTACCTGTAGCATTTACTGCCGTGGCGCTTATTCCTCCTGAGGCCGTAATACTTGATATAGTGCTAACAGTTCTAGCTGATATTTTGTAAGTGTTCCCATCTACAACTTCTGTAACCTGATACTCTTGGTTGAGAACATTTGCTGTAATGTTCCCGCCCAAAGAGGCGGCACCAGAAAAGGTTACAAAATCATTTGCTACGCACCCGTGACTTGTGTCTGATACAGTAATTACAGGTGATCCGTTTGATGCAGAAAAAGTGACATCACCAGCAGAAGTGATTTGTTTAATTGGAGTGATGTCTTTGAAGTCAACACCCTCTTTAATGTAGAACTTTAATTCTGTCCCAAGGCCTAAAAACTTTTCGCCACTCAACGCTACAAACTCATGCATTCCACGGCATTGACCTAAGAAAGCTTCGTTTGAGTTTTTTTCCCAACCGTTTAACTTTTCAGGATACCCAAAGCGAAAACGTATTTTGTCGCAATCCACCCAGCCGTTTTCTTCAGAATACGGCGTGATTTCTTTGTTTATTCCAGCTTTAAATTTAAGGTCTAGGAGGGGCATTATCTTAGTTCCGCCCATACAACGATATTTAATCCGCCCGATTGCTTATAGTAATGACCCGCAGGTACGATTGCTTGAGATGATCCTGAATCGTTAATACCACCGTGTCCACCAAGTGTCCCAACATTTACCCATGATGAGCCGTTATGAGAAACTTGTAGATAAACCTCGTAAGAGATCGTTGAGCCAACACTGACCATAATCGCTCTGCCTGTCGTGTTTTGATAGGATGTACCAATCGACCTTGAACCGGACATGTCGTACCATTGCTGATTAACACCAACTGATTCAACGTAAGCGGATAGTTTAGTAGCAGCAACCTGCTTCATCGTGCCGCCATCATTCAAAACAAACTGATCTGCGTCTACAATAGTTACATCTGAGGCAGACGTATCACCGTCCATAATGTTTAACTCAGCCGCTGTGCTAGTGACTGCCGTACCATCTATAGATAAAGCATCTGTTTCAAGTGTGCCGTCTATATCTGCATTGCCCGATATATCCAATGTTGCGGCATCTAGCTCACCGGACAGTGTGATGTTAGTGGCCCCTGTAATCGCTCCATCTAGAACCACAGCACCATTAATGTCTATCGTTGTTGCTGCAATTTGAATTTCAGTGTCTGCAACGATATCAAGCTGACCATCCGCACTGGAATTAATGTACAGGCCCGTATCTCTAAACTGTATTTTATTATCCGTTGCTATAGTTGTAGTTTCAGCAATATTGACTATGTCTAAATTAGTGGTGCCATCAATATCGGCATCGCCAGATATATCTAATGTAGCTGCATCCAATTCTCCAGTAGCTGTAATATTTCTAAAGCCCGTAATGTCTTTGTTGGCATCAACGACAACCGCTTTACTAGCGGTTACCGTCCCCGCAGTAAGCCCGTCCAATTCTGAAATACTAACAAGCGCAGTAAAGTCTGTAACCGCTGCACCTGATCCCGCACCGTCAGCTAAAATAATTGCAGACTTATCTGCAAGAATAGTGACGTTGGCCCCTGACCCTTGCGTAATGGACAGGGTTTGATTTGTGCTGTTAAGGATCATATACATTCTAGCTTTGTCATTTTGCTCTAATGTAACCGTGCAAGTCCCACCCGGAGTTCCCGTAAACCTTACCGCCTTGTAATGCCCATTAGACAGGACAGCCGTAGTTGATAACGCCAAAGTGTAAGAGGTACTGGACAAAGCAATAGAAACAAAGCCGTTTGCAGCACGGTCTATAATGTCAAAGTTGTTGTTGGTGCTGCTGCCCCACGAACCCGATTCATCTCCCGTGGTTATTTTTTTAATCGCGTTAGATGCGGTATATGTAGCCATGCCGTGACCTCAACTATAAATATGTTTGAACTATACCCATGCTAAGTCATTTAATCAACTATACGGTTTGGTTCAATTGAACCTAAGCAGCGATATTCGTCCAAGACGGATTTTGTGACGGGTTTATATTGGAAAACCCAGAAGATTGTGAAGGCGTTATATTAGAGAAGTTAGATGTTTGATTAGGCTCAATTCTAGACCAAACCAAAACATTTCCTACCTCCGCCGTACCAGCAACACCTGTAACAGATACGGAATTATTAACCTTAGGGGTTATGGAACCAACAGACGCGGTAGATGAAACACCCGTAACTGAGACAGACTCATTAACTTCAACGCTAGGCGAACCCACAGAACCCGTAGCTGAAAGACCCGTGACAGATAGGTTGCTATTTGAGATAACTGAAGTAGTTCCAATGTTGCCCGTTCCCGCAACACCCGTGACAGAAATATTACTGTCTGCAATAATCGTTGTAGCTCCAACGCTGCCCGTTCCCGCAACACCCGTGACAGAAATATCTGCAGAAGAGGTGGTTGTAGCAGTTCCAACGCTGCCCGTAGATGCAACACCCGTGACAGAAATATCTACATCACTTGTAGTGGAAATACTTCCTACCGAACCGGAGGCAGCAACACCTGTGGCAGATATGTCCGCAGAAGAGGTGGTGGAAACACTTCCCACTGAACCTGCGGCAGCGATTCCTGTGACAGAAATATCCGCGCCACTCGTAGTAGAGGCACTTCCTATTGCGCCTGTAGCAGCGATTCCTGTGACAGCAATAGTTTGCCCAACGCCCGTAGACACTGAACCGACAGAACCCGTTCCTGAAACGCCTGTGACAAAAAGATTTGACTCACTTACAATGGACGAAGAACCCACTGAACTTGAGGCGGCGATACCAGTAACACCAACATCCAAGTCGGTAGAACCTGCCACCCCTCCAACGGCGCTAGTTCCAGAAACACCCGTGACTGATATATCTGCGGTGCTGGTAGTAGTGACAAAACCAACGCCACCTGTTCCTGCAACACCTGTCGCAGTAACGTTTGCAAAGCCTGTGACGGTGGTAGAACCAACGCCGCCTGTTCCTGCAACACCCGTGACTGATGTGTCAGCCGCACTTGTGGTGGTGCTGGAACCAACGCCGCCTGTAGCCGAAACCCCAGTGACCGACACATCTGCCGCGCTTGTGGTAGAAACAGAACCAACAGAACCCGTACCTGCAACGCCTGTTGTAGTGACGTTAGCAAAGCCCGTAACAGATACCGAGCCAACCCCGCCTGTAGCTCCAATACCTGTGACAGATATATCTGCCGCACTCGTAGTCGTTACAGAGCCAACCGCCCCCGTAGCTGAAATGCCCGTGACAGAAACTTCTGCAGAAATACTAGCGGAACTAGCAAGAGGGGCTACAGCAAGAGGGGAAAAACCAAGCATCAGCTAGGCTCTGTGGGCCAATCGCCCTTGTTTATGTTAGGCCAGTTATCGTGTGTGGTTATATCACGCAACGCGGTACGATACGCACCCCATGCAGTTGGTACAGAACTATTGGCTTCAATCGCCTTAGTCACCACCCAATCGCAATTAGCCAACCGATAGTCCCTCGACGCTCTGTTGAGTGTCGCTGTCGCTGCGTTAGCCGCTGTCACCACTTCCGCACGTTCATCGCTTGTCATGTCCGTGACACGATGAGTGTAAACCTTACCATTGCTTAGATAAGGTGCGACACTCTCGTTTTTCTGTGTGGCTGCATTATATTCTAAAAACTCAACCACCTCGGCACAGCTATTTGCCGACAGCCAATCTGCATCAGGCCCAGACTTTGGGAAAGACGTATTTGAAAACGTTTTTAATTCTACGATTTCTACAACTTTCGTGCCGTTTATTTTTGCTATTTTCATAATTTCACCTTACATTAAACTTCTGAAAAGGTCATGTTAGTTGCAGACCAAGTGTTGTTTCCCGAAGCGTCCGTGGCACTGCCTGTTAAACCATCCCAAAGAGCAAGTGTTCCTGAAATGTTAGTTAAACCTCCGTTTATATCAGGGGGAGTAAAGTTGCCTGTATAAACTTGATTAGAGTTAAGCCTAAACCCCCTATACTCAGAACCAAAACCGCCGTAGCTAGTGTCTTCCCCCCATATAGTGTTTTGATTGGGGGGGGCCGCAGTAATAAGAGAACCAGACGTTCCTAAGCTAGTCCCATTTTTAAAAAGCTGCACTGTACCATTACCTTTTGCAACATATGCAAGGTGAGCAAAACTTCCAGTGCTTCCGAAAGAAGTGCTACTTACATACCACCCACCCGAAAAGAATGCTACGTTGCCACTATTAGCGCCTATAATTAGCCGCCCAGTACTCCCAGGATGTTGGTCTATTATCCAACATTCACCAGAAGGCGTTATTAACGGTCTGCACCACACTTCTAGGGTATAAGTCAAATAACTCCCTGAAAAAAGATTAGCACCTAAATTTATAAAGCAACCACGCCCAGTGTTAGCGTCCGGTGTAACTTTATAGTATACAGAGCCACCACCAGCCGCACCTAACAGCCCTGTATTGAAGAATGACTTAGCCAAGGGCCGAACCCCCAAGGAAGCCATAGTATGTCGTGCCGCCATCTCTGGTGAAGAAACCGTATGCCTGAACCTCGTTTGCCGCAGCCGCGTCTGGTGCAGAGCCACCAGCCCAATCCACGGTTCCGGGCCAAGTTAACGTAACGGCAGTACTGTGCTGAGTTATAAACAACGTAAAGCTAAACGCTGTGCCAGAACTAGGGGGATTGGTAAACGCAAACGTTGTGTTTTGATCTAACGTCACACTAAAAGAAGTACCCGTAGCTAGGTCGCAAGTCACAGTGGACGCCGCGCTTTTAGCCACGTATGTCTCTTGATAGGTGGTAGGCTTTACTGTGCCTGTAACATCTATGCCTGTGGCTGTTGTTTCAAGTTTCGTGCTGTTATTATATCGAAGGCCTACTGGGCCATTAGTGTCAAAAGTTGCTGAGGTTGCTGAACCATCTGGCCTTGAAATAATAACAAAATCACTGCCCCGCAAATTTAACGTGCCCGTTCCTGCATCATCTACATAAGAATCTGACCCATCGTGATACACTTGCAAATCTGAGCCAGCACCAAAAATAGCTTTGCCGTTGTCAGCAAATGTTGCGTTGCCCGTTACATCTACGCCTGTGGATGTTGTGGCAAGTTTAACTGCGTTGTCGTAGTATAAAGAAACTGCGCCATCAGCAACGCAACTTATATAATTTTCCGCAGCCGCACTTCTAAAAGAAATATTCGTTCCGTCAATTAACAGGTTTCCTGACCCAGTTTCCTGAATGAGAAAATTTGTTCCATCATGATAAATTTGTCCATGTGCGCTGGCTCCTAAAGCAATTCTGTCGTCTGAACCACTCCCACTGGTGCCTAATGTGATGTTCGCACCGCTCATAGCCAAGTTGCCCGTCATCGTGCCGCCCGTGGTCAACAAGCCGCTATTAACAACAAAAGACGTAAACGCTACAATCTCTATAATGTCATTAACCAAAGCAGCGGTAGCTAACACAACGTCAGAGCCGTTGGTCGCGGTGTAATCGGCAGCAGCTAGTTTTACGCCGTTCATATATACATCGACAAAACCTACGCTGTACCCGCTTGTAGCAAAGGTGGTCTGCCCTGCCGTAGCAGTAAAAGCCTGACGCTTCTGCGTGGCCTGTGGTACTGGCTGTGTGCCTATGTATCCTGACATGTTATGCTTTCTCCAATGCCGTGATACGGGCTTCAAGCTCTTGAATAGTTTTTACTAGAAGCGGGACAAGTTTAGATTGATCGATGCCTTGCATAATTGCGTTGCCATCAGCATCAACTTCGTCTTTAGTTCCAGTAACCGATTCAGGCACAACGGCCTGTGCTTCATGCGCTAAAAAGCCATCAACTGGTGTGTTTGTATCGTCTGCAATGAAATTAAAGCGTGCTGGTTTGAGTTGTTTAATACGTGTTGTAGCATCCCAAGTGTATACTACGTTTTCTTTTAATCGGTAGTCCGAGGATGTGTTGTAGGCAGTTGCTGAGCCGCTTGTGCTGATTGTTCCTACAAGGCCGTTGCCGTTAAAAAAAGCAAGCTGGTCATAACCACTTGTGCCTGAGTTGCTACTTTTCCAAAAATTTAGTCCATCACTGCCAGAAATTCTTACCCCAGTTTGTGAAGCACTGGGTTCTGCTGTAGTCTTTATAAAAATATTCCCGCTATTATTGATACGCATAGCTTCAGAGCCATTAGTAGAAAATATTTGTTGTACACCAGTTATCCCGTAATGATGAAAGTTCTCATCAGATTCTAACCAACCTGCAAATTTAAAACTTCCCTCATTGTAGAACCTGATCTGTGCTATCCCAGCGTCATCTTTGTCTAAATCAATATATGTGTTTGTGCCGCCATCAACTGAGAGGTTGCCTGTAATCGCCACATTCTCTGAGCTATCAACAGTAATAGCCGTGGCATCAGCCGCGCTAGAGTTTATCCGATTAATTTGATCCGCTGTATCTCTGGCTCTAGTCATGTCTTGCTCCTAAACAGGCTTTGGGGGCCATGAAATATTTTCGGGAAATCCATGTTGTGTAGGAACATCACGCAAGGCTTGTCGATAGTCCGTCCACTCTTTTGTAATTCGATCAGCCAGTGCATAGGCGTCACTTTCTACCAAAAGATTATCTCGTTTTGTACGAGCTTCTGCTGCTGTACTCATTAGATTGCTGCCTTTGTAAGATAAATAGATGATGCGGAAAGTGCGGTGCCAACTATATTCCCAGTACTTTCACTTAAACTGCTAGATGTTGGAGTAACCTTATAAGGGACTCCTGCAACTAAACCAGACTGTCCAGTGTTAATGCCCCCAATTATGGTGACTTTTCCGCTTGCACCATTGGAAATTGCTTCAGAAGCAAGACCCACCCAATTCGTCGGTACTGCGGGGTCATAAACAAGTGCTTGAGGCTTGTCACTTTTAGCATCATCTCTAAAAGAAATAACCATTTTATTTGAACCTGTGTCATAACAAGTCCCTAAATGGTCAGCCGCCGTTGTACCTAAACCCTCAACAATATTAACATATGTTTGAGCATAATGGTTTGTACCAACTATTTTATAATTAGCTGTTTGAGCAGTGCCATAGTAATATATGCTGCTTTCTATAATTTCCTCTGTATCTGGGTTGTAGTTGTAAAGTCTGTGGTAAGCAGTGCCACTAACAGGAGTTCCAGAAATATTACTATTTGTTGTTCCAAAGCTAAACGTGTCACCAGATAAAGTCCCAACTACTGTTTCAAGGCTAGACCCCTGAGCGTAAGCAAAGAAAGTTTTATTGGCTGCTGGACTGTAAACACACCTTGGCTCTGCATATGTACTGGTGCTGGCATAAAGCACTCTTTGAGTACCAAGGCTTATGCTGGTGCCGCTAGTCGTAACAGTTCTATAGTATATATCTCCGCTAGTGTTGTTAATTAACCTCTTATAAACTAGAATTGTTTTATTAGCTGAAGTGTCATAAGTCAGATCAAAACTTAAATTGTTTTCCACATAATCCGTGCTGTACTCAACAGTGGAACCCCAAGATATTGACGTTCCACTTATAGCTCCTGCACTAATACGACCATGATTGCTTGTTCCCATCCTCGCATAGATTATTGCATTTTGGTCTGGATCAAATATAGCTGCTCCTACGCCAACAGCAGCCGGCTCCGAATCAACCGTTGCCTTTGATCCAAAAGACACTGATGTGCCACTGATCGTTGCAACTATTGCACTTATTCCACTAGCTGTATAATCCCGAAACATAATTGCAAATTTACCAGCATTGCTATCAAAACAAACTGTAGGAGACTGCGCTCCTGAGCTAACCACGTTCACGGGAGTTCCAAAACTAATGCTATTGCCACTAACCGTTCCAACTACCGCAGACATGGTGGGGTCTGCGGTGTTATATACATATAACACTTTGTTGTTAGTGCTATCATACGCAATAGCTGTTGCGCGGGAGCTATCAACATCCGCAGAACTAGCGTCCGTAGGAGAACCCGCTTTCTGTGACATAACACTGATTGTACCATCAAAATTAAGACCAACAATATCCCCGTTGGACACTGCGCCTGTAGCAGTAAACGTCTGTTCACCACCGCCGCTTGCTGCCACAAACGATAAATCAGTTCCATCAGACGTTAGAACTGTTCCCGCAGCGCCTTTAGCTAAAGCAGATGACACACCAGAGCTATTGCCAACATCAATAGAGCCGCGTGTCAGCGCGCGTGTAACGGTGCCTGTAGCAGTCAGGTTGCGGATCGCGGTAACGTCCTTATTACCGTCAGCAGTAAGAACTTTATTGGCTTCTGTAGTGCCGTTGGCTGACGCCTTATCGTTCAGGTTTAATTCCGCGATAGACGCATCAATACCTGATATTATTCCTGAAGATTTAGAGCCAATATATCCAGCCATTAGGTAATCTCCAACACCGACAATACAGTATCTACGCTGCTAGCCGTGTTTGATACTACTTTAACAACATCAGCAGCTTCTAAAACAACTTTCCCGTCTAAAACAGACAGCGCCCCCTGCGCGGGTATCGGTGCGTTTTTAACAATGTAATAATCTGTGCCGCTTCTCGTAATGTACGCACTAACATTGATTTGACTTGTAAGAATGTTGGCAAGGTTTATCCCTACCGCGACTGTCTGGGTGCTTGACGCTACGGTACGAACCGTAGCAGGTGATGTTCCCGTTGCACTCGCCAAATAACTCTTGAATGTATTAGCCATCGTTTATCCTAACGCTATACTTAATGCCAAAACATCATTAATAGATGCCCCTACATCTGAGGCTGTCGCACTAATAAACACCTCTGCAGAACCCCCTAAAGTAATAGCGTTGCCACTATTACTACTTTCTGAAGGGGTTCTGGAAAGAGTTGTGCCAGACGAGGTGTATGTACCAGAACCAATTTCAAAATTAGTTCCTTCTTCTATCACATAGCGCACCGTGTCCCCGTTGGAGACCCCAGCATTTGCGAAGCTTTGAAATCCCGCTACAGCAGAACCCAAACTGATGGTCCCCGTTCCCGTAGTGGACGTAGACATCTTTGCCCTGTTTACAAGAACCACCATGTTCTATGCTCCGAAAGTAACTCGTTTAAGCTATCCTAATAATCGCGTTGCTTGCGTCAGGCGTAGGGAAAACAATCGTAAAGTCACCAGAACTAGCCGATTTATCGCTGCCAAAATCTAAAACACAAACAGCAGCATCCGCAGGGCTAGTCTGCGCTTCATTATAAATTACCGCACCCCTTACAGCAGATATTGTCACGTTAGAAAATACCTCGTCCTGAAAGTCTGTTATAGCTGTAGTACCTGACGGTATGCTTGGCGTTACACTGGTTAAAAACTGACCTTTAGCCGTGTAGTTAGTGCCACTAATTTCGTTATTAGAGGCATACGCTGTAACACTTCCATTCATAGTGCTACCAGAGCCGCCCATGTCTGAAGGAACTGCGCTGTTTGTATATAGCGCAATTTTAAAAACATTACTCGCAGTCGTGAAGTTGTGCTTTGCTTCCATAAGTTCTTTTTTGAACGAAGTGCAAAGAGCGTTTCCAGAAAAAGCCATATTAAAGTTTCCTTATGTGTTCAGCTAGTTCAGGATAACCAGCCTGTTTGATTGCATTATATACAGTAGTTCTATCGCTTTGAATAGCCTGTTTCATATAGGCTGTGATTACCTGTCTCATGCGATTTTTATGATCTATAGCCTGATCTCTTATTGCTGGTGGAGCGTCACTTGATATAATCATCAACTTATTAACGCATAATTCAGAAACTTCATCAGGCGTGAAT